CGATGGACACAAGATTACAAGGAACACCTGGATGGCCTCGTCGAAAAGAAGATCATCGGTAGCTTTACCAATAACAGTACGACGGAAAATGTGGATTTCCTCATTCAAGAGTATAACGGTAAGGATGTCGTGAAGGATCTTAAACTGGAAAAGGTTATTCGTACATCGAACATGCACCTTTTCCACCCAACGCGGGGCATTCACAAGTACAACACACCCGAAGAAATTTTGGGTGACTTCATCAAACTCCGTTACGAGTATTACAAAAAACGAAAAGAGTATCTCATCAAGGTTCTCGAGGCGAAATCGAAGATGTGTGAATACAAGTCGAAGTTTGTCACCATGGTCATCAACGGTGACATCATCGTCTTCCGCCGTAAAAAGCAAGAACTCGAGAACCAACTTTCCGGTCTCTTCCCCCAAATCAATGGGTCTTGGGACTATCTCCTAAACATTAAGACCGTTCAATACACGGAAGAGAGCGTACGAGAACTTCTGAAGGAATCCGAACAGGCGAAAAGGGAACTCGAGCTTATGAGGTCTACAACACCCGTGAACATGTGGGAAACGGATATTAAAAATATGTAGACAATAGATAAGTATGGGTGAAGCCGCTAAGATTTCTCTCAAAGCTATTGGAAAGCAAGATCTACACTTACTTTCCAAAGACCCAGAAGACTCGTTCTTTAAGGACCGGGACATGACACGACACTCTGAATTTAGGAAGTATCACAGAAGTCGTAATATCATTAACCCGGGTCAGGTGACCGGGTGGCCATTTGGTCAAACGATAAAGGTTCAGTTTAACCCTCAAAACATGGGTGATCTTTTGAGTAACATGTGGTTGAGTATTACCATGCCCGGTTTGACCGATTTCGGTGCCGGTAAAAACTTTGCGGACCAATTGGGTAGACACATTCTCAAGAGTGTCACCATGTTTGTCGATGAACTCGAAGTGGAGAAAATTCACGATGACTGGGGAATCATATACGACGAGCTTTATTTAGAAATGTCTGAAAAGGTGGCGAATAGGTTTCTTGTGAATAGAAGTATTGGTTACGATGATTCCACTCTAGACAACTTCGACGATTACGCGCAGTACTCATCCGATCTCGTGATACCCCTCCACTTCTTCTTTTCGAGGAAGTATGCGAGTGATGAATACGCTTCGAATAAACCCAACCGTCCGTACTTTCCCATATGTGCGGTGCACCGCCAAAAGATTGAGTTTGAGTTGGAGTTTCACAAACAATCGTTCTTCACAGATACCGGTTCAGCTATACAGCTTCCAGAGTTTAGACTCATTACCGAAGAGATTACAGTGAGTCCTGAGGAGCGCAAGTTTTTTGCGACGGAGCGTCAAACGTTCGTGACCGATATCGTACGTAAACATCCATCCATAGTGAGCGATTTAAATAAAGACATCATCAGAAACAATCTCGTTCCAGACATTCCGGTGAAGTGTATTCACTGGTTCTTACGCAACACCGAATTTGAGGATGCGTCAGACTCTTCGGGTGGTAAGCTCGTACAAGAAGAAAAGTATTACCAAAACCGTTTCAACTTTTCGTCCAACGTCAATTTCGACGAGGTTCAGACATTCTTCTACCCGATCATGAGTGAGGCGAGTTTCTACATAAACGGTGAGCGATTACCAAACGTATCCAACACAAATCACAATTATTACAAGTACCTGATTCCGTTCAGGAACAGGCTTTCCAGGCCTATACGCAACATATACACATACAGTTTCTCGATGAATCCGATTAATGTGGAACCATCGGGGAACTTGGATTTTAGTCAGATACAATCCGATAAGACTTCGATCGAAGTGAAGTTAGACACGTCTGCGAGTTCTCTCGTTGATACAGCGACAAAGACGTATTCACTTCACATGTACTACACGGGGTATCAGACGTATATTTTTGACAAGGGTTTCATGTCACTTGCTTACTAAACAGTGAGTTCTTGTTGTTTGCTATGTACTCGATGATATTATTCTTGATGCACCATTTTATGAAATTCAGCTGTGCCAGCGTCGTATGAATTTCCTGAGATGTACCCGGAATAGTATACGCAAACTTGGCTGACCGACAGAAGGGATCAAAGAGTTTCTTCGAATAGCCGTCGAGACTGCTTTTGTAGGCACAGTGTACGGTGAAGAGTTTACCATCGGTGGTTGTGTAGGATGTGTTATTCTTTTTCGCATAGTTCGTGATAAACCACTCAAGATTTCTGAGTGAAATGCCACTTGATTTGTCTAAGATGTTCATGAGTTTAGTTCGATTCTTTTCGTCTCCATAAAAGCTGTTGATTGATGATAGTAGAATAGTCGATTTGTTCATTACACTAAAATATACCCAAATCTCTAAGCTCCGAACGCGCTTCATCAATTTCGTTACACGCGTTTTCGAAATGATCGTCACTAGTCAGCGTACGTCTCTGGATTCTCTCACCCTGTTCCTTGTGGAACTTACAGTACCCCTCACACTTAGCCTTGAAGCTACACCTACGCGTGGTACCATCGGAATCTTTGATGATTCCCTTACATATGTCCGTGTTGTATGCCTCTTCCCCGTCACGTAGTAAGAGGTCGAGTGGGATCTGGTGTTTTTTGTGAATGTGGTCAAGAACCTCGGCCATCTTCTCTCGCCCACTTTGCGAAAGTTCTTCATCCACCTTTTCGTGTACGATTTCATCGATCGCATCTTCGATGAGAGCGGGAAGTTGATCACTGATGAGTTGTTTCACATTGTCCATAACAATTTTGACAATACGTTTGTTACTCATCCTTACCTATACTTTGCTCATAATTTTTAAATAAGTCGTCGACCGAATTTTGTCTTTGTCGAAATGCTTTAATACGATCTCGAAGTTCTGCAACCTTACCCGTATCGTCCAAGTTGTTCTTTTGACACTCCTCGATGAGCTGTTCTCGTTTCATGGTACTCAGGGCTGGACCAGTCTTCTTCTTTTGGGGTTTGTGTTCGGCTATGATGTCACCGAAGATTTCCTGTTTGGTGTTCTCGTACAGTGGATCAAGTAGGTCGCACACAGGGTTCAAAAACTTGTTTTCGAAGTAGTAGTGGTAATCGATAGGCACGTTGTTTTCTTCTACGTATTTTGGGTCTTCAGATTTTTCAAAGGCTTTGGCTTTGGGGTTATCCGTCTTGGTGAGTAGGTAAGGTACACGATCACCCGATTGGGGCTCCGAACCAGGCTTACGTTGGCGCATCTTATTAACCACTTGTACGTGCGCTTGATTAATATGCATACTTTCAGGGCTCATGATCGATACAGATTTACCACCAACCTTGTATGTATCGGCGAGAGACTGGCTCAGAATGAGCTTCTCGTTCGGTACTTCACCAGCGAGGAGCTGAGAAGCACGTTCCCGCGCTAGTTCCTTAGGTGGACCGGTATCTGGAGCGTCGAGCACTACATCGAGAAGTTCTTTACAGACTTCCCTCACATGTGGCGTGTTGTCACGACGTACGAGCTGGAGACCCTTAACGTCAATATAGTCCATATTCATGTTACCATCCTTAGCCTTGGTCCAGAGTTTGGCAGCGTAACGTTTTTTTGAATACAAGAAGTACGGCCAATAGACCTTCTCGAGCTCCAAATTGTTTGGCTTTTTGAATAGAGCCGAACACTCTTCTGCGGCTCTCTCACCCAATTCCCAGCTGTACTCGATCGCCTCCTTTCCTTTACGGTCACCCACATCAAACTCGACCATGACGGAATCGGTATCACCGTATCGCACCTTCGCACCCGGAAAGTTAGCCTCGACATAGTTCTTTGTCTCTTCAATCATACCACGACCCCTGCACGTCGTCGTAGAGGCGATAGGTACACACGGAAGAATACCCTTACCTGCACCTGTGAAACCATACACGGAATTCATACTGATTTTGTACGCCAACTGCTTACCGTTGTATACTTCTTTCATCGAACCCGTGGCTGCGGCCATATCCTTTTTCGCCTTCTTACGAAACTGTTTAAGCTCGAGAAGGATAGCTGGAAGAAGACTCGGTACACCTTGGGCAAACTTATACGTCTTCTCACCAACTTTGAAGGTTTCGTATTCAACACCAGGAACGTTTCCATAGTCCTTCTCATTCATCACGTACGTGGAATAA